TGATTCTCTCCTATAACTCGACATTATGAATGTCATAGTTAAATCCTTCTTCATTGTAAATATTTATCCTTTCTCTAAAGTGTGAAAGGGTATAATTTTCTTCTTCTTGATACGATAAATCATCTGATATATCATACAGTCTAGCTTCTGAATTATCATCTTTTAGTCTTAGTCCACGACCAATACTTTGCAAGTTTCGTATACGAGATTTACTAGGACTACTAAAAACAATGTTATGTAAATTCCTAATATTGATACCAGTACTAAAGGTACCATAACTGGCGATAATAATAGCGTTATCAGATTTTTCTGTGATAGCTCTAATCTTTTCTCTTTCATGTGCTTCTACACCTCCATAAACAAAGAATACTTGTTTGTCTTTACTCTTTTCTTCTATCATTTCTTTTAGTATCATACCATGTTTTTCTACATATTGAAACAGGCAAAGTGAGTTGCCTTTTAAATCTAAACATAGATTACGAATGTATTTGTTTCGTTTAGTATTAGATACTAGAAAATCCATTTCTTCTTGATATGTCTTACCTCTAAGAAAGTCTATTGACATCTTCTCATGTTGCAAAACTAAACAATGTATTTTAAGTTTCGCCAGATGTTCTTTTTCTTGTAGTTCTGTTGTAGATACTATCTTGTTCACGGCACCAAATAAACCCTCTAAAACTAACTTGTGTGTTTTACTATCATCTAAAGTACCTGTAAGACCAATACGATACTTACAGTTTTCTAGTCTTGACATAATTTTAGTTAAAGAAACTGCCTTAAACAAGTGAGCCTCATCGCCTACAACCATACCAAACTGCTCAAAGAATTTTTTCGGCATTTTATAGATTGACTGCCATGTACTGATTACTATTCGTTTATCTGTTTCTTTTTCATGACCTTGATATATTCTGTGTACATTTCTAAGACTATCATAACCATAGTCTTTAAAATCTTTATATAATTGTTCTACTAGAGAAGTAGTTGGCACTACTATAAGAATCTTATTGTTTTCTTCTTCTTTCAGGCGTATCAAATTAAATCTTACCATCAGATAAATTATCAGAGATTTTCCGGATGCCGTAGGTGATAACATTAAACACCTTGATTTTATCATAGAGTATATAAACGCCGATTTTTGATAGTCTCTTACTTCAAAAGGTATCTTTAGTTTGTTGATGAAAGAATCGACAAGTTTATCATCTACATTAGCGTCTTTAATGTCTGTTCTATCTACTACTTCAACATCATTCTCTTTACACCAGTTTAGTATGTATGGGTATAGACCTGTATAGATTTGACCATTTGTGTATGAGAATAATCTTATCTTGCCATCCCAATGTCTTGAACGATAGGCAGGCATAAATTTAAAACCAGGAACAGAAAATGTAAAGTGTTCTCCTAAGTCTCTACGAACATCTTCATCAGCGTCTATGACTAAGTGAACATCATTCTTTTTAGTTAATATCAAGTTTCTCATATAAAAGGATTACCTAACACCCACCCTACTAATGACTTACGAACACCTGATTTGACAGGGTGTACTTTGTGCCATATGTGTGAGGGAAATAATATTATATCACCAACATTTGGTTTATCATAAGTAGATGATGTATCAATGTTCTTAGGGTTAGGAACAGTAATCTCAAATTCACCACCTGTATACTCTTTATTTAGTATTACAGTAAAAGACAGTTTTCGTATCATGCCGTTTTCGTAGGCGTCAAAATGAGAATCAATATGCCAGTTGTAATGGTCATCTATATCATATCTAGAGTATTGTAAAGGTTCTATTGTAGACAATTGAAACTTAAAAGATTCGGCATTTGCACGAAAGATTTTTTCAGTAATAGATTCTACTACTTGATTGTCATTAATCCAGGTGACCATACTACTTCTGTGTTTACTATCACCATCTTGTACTTCTGCCCTTTTTAATTCTTCAGCATGTGCAAGACTACAAATATGGTCGCACTCATCATGAGATACGGCGTTCTTAAAAATATGGTGTACTTCTTGAAGAAACATTAGATAGCACCAGAAGTAAATTTTCTCCACTCTATTGAGTTTCTTATCTGCCAATCACGACCACCAATAATCTTTAGTGTTCTATCTAAGTAATTAACAACAGTTTCTAAGTAGTCTATCTTTTGTTTTGCTTTGATTAATTCTTCATCAGATTCTAGATACTTGTCTATATCTGATTTCATTATTTTTAAATTGAAAGGTTTTTGTTTATAGACATCTGGACTTGCCTTACCTGTGTAGTATTCCCATTTTACTCTTTTAAGTATCTTGTAATCAGATTCAGCTCTGGTCAATAACAGTTTAAAGTTATTGTAATGTTTGAGATACTTGTTGTGTAACTGAGGTGTCTTTAGAGATTCTAAGTCAAGTTCAGTATCATTTATTTTGAGGTCTTTATCGACCTGCTCTTGTAGTTCTTCTAATGTCATAATCTAACCATTATATAATAAAACTGAGTAAATGTCAAGTCTTATGTGGTAGTTTCAGTAGTTGTAGCACTTCCCACAGTTGCAAATTCATAGATATTATAACTAAAAGATACATCACCTGTGAGATATGAAGTATCGCCAGCTTGTTGGTCATATGATAAACCAGATAGTGAAGTAGGATATAAGTCTCTAAATCTTACTTCTAATACAGGATTATTCTTACTTGACAATATAGTTAATGTAGCGTCTGAGTATTGAGCGCCAACATCAAAACCTACATCATCTACTTTACCTGCTTCTCTACTTTTTGCAGTTGCATTACTTGTAGGAAATCTATCTTTACCAGCATTAATAAAAGTTTCAAATTGTTCATGACTTCTGGGAAATCCTAGACCTGTTAACCAACCATGTATCTCACGATAGTTCTCTAAGTTTTCATCTACAAGAAATGATACATTTAAACTTGCATAAGTTAGTTTATCACCAGGTATTGGTATGTCTTTTAGTGGTGTTGGTTGTGAAGTTTCACCTAATGTAATACCTGGAATGTTTACAGATGTACAAAAAAATTCTACTTTAGGTAGTTTAATAATATTAAACTTAAACTGAGTAGCAGCTGCATAATCAAGTTTAGTTGGTTGTCTTGTAAGTGAGCTTAGTTCTGTCATGGTGTAATATCTATGGTGTGTATATTTTTAACTTCATCAAAATCAATAGTAGAATTGCCTACAAAAGAATTATCATCATTAGACCATGTTAAATATAAATCTAATGAACCTATCTGTTGTTGATTATCACTACTAGATGATTGACCGGTTTGTGATACACTTCTTCCTATTCTTGTATCAGAATTAAAATAAAAGAAATTTTTATTAGGCGTTCTAGTTTCATCAACAAAAATTTCAGATTCATCTATTGGGTCTGAGGCTGGTAAAACTGTTAGTTCTTTTACACCACTAGTATCATCACCTTCTATATTATAAACAATCTCTTTTTTACCTACATTCATAGCGTCAAATCCCAACAAAGGTATTACTGTGCCGGTAAGTGTACCACTTACTGTAACTGAGTCCTCAAATACTAACTTTCTTGAATATATGCGAATATATTTGTTTACAGGGTCTTGCCAAGAATCAGTAAACACTTGTAATGCTCTGTCTGTAATTGTAATTGCCATAGTACTATTTATAAAGAACCTTTGGCATACAATCACCAGATTCAATAAATATTTTAGCATCCTTTAATGCTTCTGTATGATTTCTGTATTCATCTTTAGTAGAAGTAACTATTAGTACTTCTCTATTTGTACCCTCATAAGGAATATTAATAGCTAAAATATCATCATCTTGATTTATGGTAGATGTAGGTCTTTTAGTTTTTATTCTATATTTCATTACAAACTCTTGATATACAAAATTCCAAAACAACACCTTACTGTGATTTTCTTCTGGAAAATATGCATGTCCATTAAATCCAAATACCTTGCGACCTCTATTACCCCAAAAAGTATCTGTTCTTAAATATTCCCAATGGTCATTTTTCAATGACTTCATAATTG